TACGTTAGATGTAATGCCAGCACCAATTTTCATTGCTTTCAATTGGGCTTCTGCTTCAAACTCTTGTTGCTTCATAGCAAAATAAGCCTGTTGTTTCTCACGCTCAAGCATCAACTTAGCAGCTTCTTTTTCACGCATCAATTGCATCTCAAGAGCAGCCTTCTGTTGTGCCATCTCCATGTCAATCTGCTGTTGTTGTTGCTTCAACTGAATGTCAGCTTGTGCTTTAGCTTGGTTAGCTTGAATCTCAGCCTGAGTCCTAGCCATGATTGCTTGCACTTCTGGAGGCATTTGCTGTGGCTGTGGAGGAGGATTCGAGAGCATCTGGTCTTGCTCTGGTGTGATTGGCTTGTAGAACTCAGCAGAATCCTTAAAGCCAGCAATCTCAACCATGCGTCCCAAAGTAGAACGATATTGAGCAGGGGAAACGTAAGGATTGGCAGGGCCATACTGAGCAATCAACTGCTCTTGTTTAGCCAGAACCATTGACAACATAGCCATCTGCTCTTGTCGGTTACCAGCACCCAAACCTACATTGATAGCCACATCGTATTGGTTAGCCCATGTACGAGGGTCAAACTCTACGAATTCACCACGCATACGCACCAAACGAGGCTTGTCTTGGTACTTGCACAGCAGATGCAAGATGCCTTGGAACAAAGACTTAACACCAGTCTCTGCAAAGATTCGAGCCATCAGTTCAATCTTACCTGCGCCAGCTTGTTGCATCGAGGCAACTGCTGCTGCTGTGACATTCTGCAAGATAGCAGGGTCAAGACCTTGTGAAGCATCAGACACACCAGTACGCTTAGACTGGACTGTATCCAAGTACTGAAGCATTGGGAAAGCCTGAGATGCTACGTTCTGCACAACCAGTTGTTGAACAGCATTAGGTGACTTGGCACGAATAACACCACCTGCGGTAGATGTAAGCAAGTCATCAAGGTTTACCTGACCTTCAACAGCAACTACTCGTGCGTTGTTTGTCAGATATAAGTTATCCAACATCTGACGAGTGATAGTAGTCTTAATCAGTTGCAAGTCTGTTGTTCTGTCAGCAAGTGAGTTACCAAAGAACTTGTGTGGAATTGGGATAGGGCAGATAGAGTGGAAAGGAACATAGTCCACTTCCTCAATCATTTCCTTACCTTTTTCGTCTTCAAGAATCTCGTTTGAAGCGTAGTAAACCTGAACCAATGAAGCGATACCTTTGCCTTCTATATCAGTTTTGACATAGCACTCAAAGACCTCAATCTCTTGCATTGATGGGTCATCAGTTTGTACTTGGTAAGGTTGCTCACCAGCAGAGAAACGCACAACACGCTCTGGTGTGTACGCTAAAGCATCGTCCATCTGCAAGGATTCAACTTGCTTCTTGTTGAAACCCATAGCAACCAATTCACTACGAGTCATCATGTGACGATGGGCTACAAATGGTGAATCAGCAATAGTGCGAGCATTTTTGCTAATCAAGAACTCCTCTGGAGGAACATTCTCAATCGTTACTTTGCCTGATTTTCTTTTCTTCTGGACTACTACGTTGTGTGTAGCACCCATAACTGGCTGACCTAGTTGGTCAACAACTGGCTGTCCCATTGGGTCAAAGATTGGAAAGTCGATTGTCTCTTGCTCGACAATCTCCATAGTCTCATCACTCATCAGCATTGCTAACTCGTCATCAGACAAGTCGTAGTAACGCTCTTTTGTAATGTCTTCTTTGTCTTCCCAATATGCCTTAATGATGCCGTTCTTTTGCAAGAGAGCATCTTTAAACCAGTCATGCAGAATTGCTACGCCTTCGTTATCACGCAAGAACACCCAATTGCAGTAATCAGTAGCTTGCTTGGCAGAGGCTTCGTCTTGTGGGCCTTGTGGCTCAAAGATGACGATGTTGTCTGAGCCTGTGAAAATACGAACTAGAGATGGTAGCGCACCATCAATTGCTTCTGCTACTTCGCCAGTAACGATTTGAGACTTACCCTCAACTTCATTACCATATGGCTGTCGTAGATAAGCCTGTAGAGCCTGTTTGCGCTGTTCAACAGTCTCACTTTCAATGTAGCCAATTGAATCATCGATTTCAGCCTGTAGTATCGACTTCAAGTCGTTCTGTGCCATGTTTGTCCTTTGGAGGGCGACCCATTCGGGGTTTATCCGATTTTAACTCTTTTATCATATTTTCAAGCATTTCGATACGCTTTTCAAGTTCTTTTACTTTTGGGGCTAAGTTAGTCCCTTGTCGCTCTACATACATTAGACAATCCATTTCGGTGATTGGTTAATAGGCTTAGACCATGTTGAATGACCTTCATCCAATCCAAGGGCTAAGTAGCGGAATGAGTCCGAGCCATGACTTGACCAATCATGCAATGGACGCTCATAGAAAATCTTACGCTTCTCATCGTAATCTCTGCGGTAGTTTCTCAGGCAGTTCAACCCTGTCTGGACTTTAGGAACATTGAACCAGCACCTTGGAAGCAACCTTCTAACAGCCTGAATACCATCATCTAAGCCCATTCTGGGAGCAATCTTTATCTCTAGTCCTGCTTCCTCAAGCATCTCTAGTCGGCTTTTGCCAGAGCCTAACTCTCTGACCCTAACGTCATGGGGAAGAATATGCTCTGCTTTGATGTAGTCATTGTTCCTAATCCACTTTACATAGTGGTCAAGTCCTACACCATGATTCTCGTAATAGTCAATCAGACGCACCTCAGTACCTACTAACTGAGCAACCCAGATAGAAGTTGAATCACCCATACCCAAGTCCCAAGCAGTAAATGTCCTGCTTAGTTCTTCGTGAGGAATCTCTTGCATATGCTTCTTGTCTTCTAGTTCATTTAGGATTTGCCCATAGTAAGAGCCTTCTACAGCAGCGTCAAAGCTACATTCAAACTCTTGGCGGTACTTATCCTCACCCATCTCATTACGAGCAGCCTTCAGTTCTGTATCGTCCACCACCCCTGTCTCGGAGGCTTTGAACTCTAGTAAACCCCATCCATCCTCAGTTTCTGCCCTGTCTCGCAGTTCCTTGAAGTGGTTGTGACCTTTTGGTGTACCAATGAACATACACCAGCCTTTTCTGTCAGCTAGTGCAGGTCTAATAATGTCTGTCCATATCTTAGGATTCTGGTCACCAATCTCATCAAGAATAACTCCATCAAAGTATTGACCACGCAATGCTTCTGGATTGTCTGAGCCATATAACTGGATACGCCTACCCCAGAAGTCAACTCGCAACTCAGAGATGTTGCTAGAGCCTCCTAATGGGTCTGCATACTTCACCAGATAGTCCCAAGCTACCCTCTTAGCCTGTCCATAGGTAGGGGCAATATAAGCGTATCTAGGGGCTTCCTTTTGGTTAAGGATAGCGTCCTTGATGATGTGGTTAATCGCAGAGACAGTCTTGCCCATGCGCCTATGAGCAACAACAACACCAAAACGCTTCTCATCCATCAAGTCATGGATAGCAAGCTGTTGTTCTCTGGGTTTGTAAGGTATCTCGATTACTTCTGCCATTGGACGCTTATCTGAATGTCTTTACCTTCTTCTCCAGTTACCTGAAGTGGTAAGACTTTACCTATAAGTCCCATGAAAGCCTGTGGATGGCTCTCGGCTTTGTCTATTAGATATGAAACGCCACCAGCACCCTCAAGTGCTTCGAGAATCATCTCTCTAATGGCAGCATTGCCTTTGTCTAGGCTTCCTTTAGGTCTGCCAGAGCCTTGTCTAGCACCACCTCTATTTGATAGGTTTGATTGTTTTTCAATCATGGTTGTTTGACTCCTCATGGGGTTGGTCAAGTAGTTATTGACGATGCCTGACTCAGATAGTACAATAGCTACACCACATAACTTAAAGGATTACCATGAGAGTCAAGCAATGTTTATTTTGCCACAAAGATTTCAATGCTGCAAAGAAAAGTACTAAATACTGTTGCAGAAGTTGTCAAAGTAGTCACTTAGCTACTATCTACGCAAAACAAAATGGATTAAAACGTAGGAATGGAATGACGCTTAAATGTGAGCATTGCCAGTCAGACTACTATGTTTCCAAATACAGGATAAATTCAGCCAAGTACTGTTCTCGCTCTTGTCTTGGTTTTGCTCATCCAGAAAGAACCGAAAAAGCTAGAAACAATAGCCCAATCATGTTTCGTGCTGGTTTGTCAGAGCCTCGTAGATACAAGACTATCCGTATTAACGGAAAACAAGTGCGTGAACATCGCTACTTGATGGAACAACACTTAGGCAGAAAGCTAGATAGAAATGAACAAGTCCACCATATCAATGGTGACTGCCGTGATAACAGAATTGAAAATCTACAAGTTCTAACTAACTCAGAACATCAAAAGCTAGAACTTAGCCTTTTTTCTTCATTACTTTTGAAGCAGAACTAAGGGCAATCGCAACGGCTTGGCGAGGATTCTTTACAACCTTGCCACCTTTGCCAGAGTGCAGAGTACCTTCTTTGTACTCACCCATCACCTTGCCAACTTTCTTCTGACCAGCTTTTGTCATTTTCATGTTAGTCACCACTTCACTTTGTTAGCCCAATATGCTGCACTCATCTTGCCCTTGGCAATGTTGTCTGCGTGACGAGCCTTAAATGCTTCGTTACGCTTACTGCCATCAGGAGAGCCTTTAACGCCTTGTTGACCAAAGCGAATTAGCTTTACATCCTCACCAGACTTAGCCAATACAGCATGAGACTTGGTTGGATGGTCAGGAGTCTTCTTAGGCTTGTTATAGCCAGAAAACTGCTCTGAGCCTCGCTTAATCATTTTTTAGGCTTCTTTGCTTTGTTCTTTGCAGTACGCTCACCACGCTCGGGCATGGGCTTAGTCTTCTTCTGCATAAGTTTCTGCATCATCTCCAGAGCCTGTTGATTCGTTGTTCCCATGATTTTCTTCCTCGGTTATTGGCCCACCACTAATCCATGCCTCACAAGTCCTCTTGGAAGCACACTTAAAGTCAAACACTTCACAATAGCCTAAGTCACCAGCATCAATGACTTCCCATGCGTCCATCTCGCTGTCACCATCTCCAAGCCTGATTCAATGCAAGCAAGCATCTTAGGGGTTTGGATAAATGCAGCGCAATTACCGCAACGAGACTTTTTGGCTTGTTCTGGTGAGTTTCTCCATGCTTTACTGATTTCACGCCAGTAAGTCATGTTGGCTTCATTGGGATTCATTGGCCCGTAATTCGCCTTCTCAATCGCCTTCTCACGATTCTCAAGATTGACAGCAATATCACCTGTCGCTACTGGACAGGCTTCGCCCTTCTTCTCTTGGCTTTGAATTTCAATCTCAATTTTTACAGATGGCTCAAGTAATCCAGACATGGTTGTCCTCATGGAGTTTGTACCATTATCTCACACAAAAAAAGAGGGTACAAGACCCTCTAAGAAAACCAAATGGCAACTTGGTGTCACCACTCTACTCTATCCAATAAGTTTTGCAAGTGTCTCGTTTAATACTGACATTTCTGTCTGCTTATAGATAGCCCAATTACGCCTTTGCCCATGCCAACCAAGAAAGTTGTTTGTGTGGCAATCCTTACACAAAGGAATACAAAGGTATTGGTGATGCTGAAGAACATGATGTGCTTCACTCGGGGGAGAAGCATTGCATACCCCACAAGGAAGTTCTTTTATCCTTGCTAGGTGCAGTCTTTCACGCTTGGTTGGGTTGTTATTCAATCTCTACCACCTGATTACCATGTGAACGAATGTAGTCTTTTGTTTTCTGAATGTATCTCTCAAACTCACTTCTTGGGATACTGGACTGCTGTAAGTCTGCAAATTCAATCAAGTCTCGACAGGCTTGGATACCCTCTGCATCAAGCACAATACGCATAGTGGTTTGATAGTATCCAGATGCTTTGTGGAGGCTTGCTTGTGCTTTCTCGCAGATTGGCAACACTTCTGGGCCTACTCCTGCTCTACCCATCGTTTCTGACAGGTTTAGCACATCCACAAGAGTACGCCAGTCATGGATAGTTCCTCTGCCCTTGGTAATCGCCTCAAGTGCGGAATATTCCATCATTCGGAGTTTGTCCAACTTCTCCCTGTGGGTTATTGACGCACCCACTATCGCATGAGTTATTGGGTCTATTAGATTCCAAATCTTGCGTTTTGTTCTTTTTCTCATTGTCTCTACCAAAAATAGCATCCCACCGATTAGAGTATTCTTCATTGCTTACTGAAAATGGACGACCAGTTGAACCTTTACTCATGTGTTCTTCTCCTTGAGTTTGGCTTGCGTGTATGTAATTAAATCTTCTGGAAAGTTATAGTGGTCTACAACATCGATTAGGTCTTGAATTTCCTCCTCTGTCAGCCCTACCCATGTGCGCTGTGGTGGGGTGGTGTAAACAGGAATCTTCCATTCACCCATGCAAACATGAGAAAACCTTGCATAACCTTTGTTAATCAAAGATTCATCGGCACACATCCACGCCACAGGCTTTTGCTTTGCCAACTTGCAATCAGGGTGGTGGTCAGTCCAAACGCAATGTGAATCGCAGAACTGCTCCCAAGGCTCATCCTTCGCTTCTAGTGCGGCTTCAACTGCTTTGATGGCTTGTTCATTTAATTGGTAATACCCTTGTTCTTCTGCTTCCCAATATCCAGCGTCACCAGAGTCAGCCAAATGTTTCCATGCGCTGTTATTTACTTTCATTGCTTTCAATGCAAGGCGTAATGCTTCGTCTTTAGTCATTTATTCCTCGCAGGGCAATCTCTGCCTTGGTTACAGCGTCCATTACAGGGTGGACAAATCTTCTTTAAAGCAGCTTGTAACCCTGCCAAACCACCTACTCTTTGGTCATTGATGAATATCTGTGGCATTTGTCTAGCTTCTGGATAGTTCGCAACAAAGTTAGCAAATCTGTCACCAGTCTCAATGTCTATTTCTTTGTACTCAAGATTCAAAGACTGAAGCAACAACTTGGCTGTCACGCAATTAGGGCAGCCAGATTTTGTGTAGATAGTGATGTTCATACATCCCTCATATCGTATTCAACAGATGCAGAATGGTCTGCCTCGTCCAAGATGTGTTTAGAAAGACGCATACAGCCTTCTATCTCAAGTTCTTTGTATTGTTCAGCAGAGAACAGACCAAGCACACTTACCTTCTCGTAAATAATGTCTTCAATGTTCTCGCCATAGATGCCTTCTGAATCTGTGTCGTATTCCATGACAACAGTAACCACTACAGAGCCTTCACCAACAGTTGTGTCAAATTCGTATTTCATTGCTTAGTCCTTAAAAGTACCCTTGCGAATTGCTTGGGCTGAGTGCATTGTATCAACATTTTGTTGATTTTTACAAATATTTTTATTCTGTTGTTTTTACGCCAAGACGCTCACTTGCTTGCTCACTTCTCCAAATGTCAGCTTTCATCTGGGCAGCAACAAGCATCCACTTTAAGGTTTCTTCTTTCTCAATGGCAACCATCAAACCTTTTAGTAGGTCAGCGTATTCAAGGTGTGCATAGGCTTCACGCTCTTGAGCAACAGCAGAATCTATCCCTCTAGCCATTGCATCCTTCATCAGTAAAGCCTTCTTTGTTTTGCGGAACTCCTCAAGGTAAATTCTTTGTGCTTTAGCTTCCGCATATTTGCATGAATTTTCAATGATGTATTCAATGGCTTTGTAGGGGGCTTTCACTTGTAATCTTCCTCTGCCATGTGACAAAAAATAGAACACTCAATGTTTTGCTCTTTTGGATAATCTCCTGCATCTGGCGGTAGTTCATCAAGATAAACTCGTTCGCCTTTTGACTTGGTAATACTTGCACCAATAACTCGCTCTAGTTTTGCCATGCGGTCAAAGTGTTGCGGAAAGTCAACACGAATCTTGTTCCAATACCCTGCGCCACCTTTGACACAACCAATGCAGTTGTTGTTGTGGTAACCAAGACGATACATCTCAGGAAGTTCAATATTGGCATTTCTAAGCATTGCCAGACAGTCTTCTTTGCTCAAACCTTTGTCTATTAAAGGCGTCCAAATATCCACATCGTTGTTGGAATCAATAAATCTATCTAATCGATTTTGTTCTTCAGCCGTATATCCAAATACTTGCCTGTCAGTTAATTGCTCAAATTTCTGGCGAACTTCTTTCTTTAGAAACTTTGTGCAAGGTGCGCCAGCGATACCAACGATGTAACGGCTTTTCTCAAAAACATTAAAAATGCTTCCTTGATACTTCTCGTTTCTCAGAATTTGAATTTCTTGACCAAACCATTTCTCACAATCTTTTAAAAATCGCTTGTTGTCTGGGTGTTCTTCAGCAACTTCTGTATAAGCAATGATTAAAGGCAACTTACCTGCATTTTCGGCAATAGCCAACTTAGTAGCGACAGCAGAGGCAGCCCCACATGAAAACCAACAAACTATTCTCACTTGACTACTCCAATCATTCGTAGAGCCGCTTCTGGGCTATCAATTCTTGCCAAGGTACTTCCAGACCAATTCTCAAAAAAGTCGGCTTGTAGCTTCGTTAAACGCTTTTTAGAGTCTGTTTTAATCTCAACCAGAAAACTGTGACCCTTGTAGCCAACCAAAAGGTCAACTGGCAGACCAATAATCCAGACATAAGCACCTGCTGCTCGTAAGGCAGAAACTATCTGCTCTTGGTTCGCATCCACTCTAGCTGCGTATCTCATTCAAGTGTTCCTTCTCGCATTTGTGCCATGTACGCACGAATTCTGTCTCTAGCACCAGCCCCATAGATTCGCTCTGCTCTTTCAAGCCTTGCACGAATCAGGTCACGATTCTTTGACCACTCCCAATTGCGATAGAGTTCCCGAGCCTCTGCTTGCTCAAGGATTACCCTATCGCTTGGGCTTTCGACATTACGTCTGCTGTAAGTCACCAGTCAATTCCAATGCTTTGTTTATCAGGTGTAGTGGATAAGATACGCCTTCACGCACCTTGTCCAATAGTTTCATTGCTTCATAGTGACTCACTTAAAATTCTCCATGCTGTTGCAGCGCAAAGTGGCACTTGTCCATTTCCAATGGCTTTAAGTCTGTCCACCCGATTGGCCACCCCATCAACCATTCGTATAGGCTCGGGTTTATCGAATGTGGAATGTGAGTTCCATTCTTGATTGCATTTTTGTAAGCCCCAGAACCTCCGCAATTCCCTCCTCCGCTTGGAGTTGTTGGTGTTGGCCACAATCCAGATTCTGTCCCTTTGATGTTTTGCTCCAACATCGGAAGCTCCCAACACTCCCCAGTTCGCATCGAACCCCATCGAGGCCAAGTCTCCGAGAACTCGTCCAAGTCCCCTAGAAACGAGCATTGGTGAGTTTTCCACGAATACGAATCTTGGCTGTACTTCGCAAATGACCCTTGCCATTTCTCCCCAAAGTCCTGACCTTTCTCCATCGAGTCCTGCACCTTTTCCTGCAGCACTAATGTCTTGGCATGGGAATCCTCCAGAGATAACATCGACTTTCCCTCTCCAAGGTTTTCCATCGAATGTGCAGATGTCATCCCATATAGGGAATCTAGGTAATAATCCATCAGCTTGCCGTTGCAGTAAAACTCTGCGTGGGTAATCTTCGATTTCAACGGCGGCAACTGTTCTCCACCCGAGCATATGTCCTGCAAGGATTCCTCCACCTCCACCCGCAAATAATGCCAACTCATTCATACACCGCCTTTCATTTGTTTAGCAAATTGACGAAAGTAGTCAGGCATGGGTGCAGATTTCTTTTCATCAGCTTTAATTTTCTCAAGTGCAGGGTCAGGCTCATTCTTTGATGGAACTGTGAGCCTAACGATGTCAGCAGGATTTTGTTTAGGTGCAATCCATTCAGCTTTTAATCCTTGACTACCTCTAGTACACCATTCAATCAAAAACTTTTCCAAAGTCCATCCAAGCTTATTAGCCTCCGCAATAGCCCCATTGATGACTGTTTCAGTTACTGCAGCTTTTTTAGATTTTCTTAAAGCTAACCAGTCGTTCCATGTTTGTTCTGAAACTTCAATAGGGCGAGCAACTTTAGTTGCTTTCTTTTGTGTCTTATGTTCTGTGTCTTGTGTTATGGGTAATGTGTTATGTGTAGCATTGCTTTCGGATAGCGTTGGCAATGCGTTCGCATCTTTCTTACTCCATCTAGCTTTAGCAGAAGCACTAGCCTTCTCAGACTTCTCGTCAGCCTTGGCTATTTCCTTGTTTGCTCTGTGATGAATCCATCCTTCTTCTGTGAAAACGAAATACTCTCGCAATACGATTGCAATGCTTTCGGTATGCGAACGCATCCGTATCTGTCTAGATACTTCAGATTCATCGAGTGGAATTGGACATTCATGTAGATAGTACCAATCGAGCAAACGTCGATAAACTAAATCCTCAATCTCAGAAAGATGAGAT